CTATATTTAAGTTTTTCCCCGGTTGATGGTAAGATCAATTCATATGTTGGGGTTTCTAATTTTGGTAATGCCATAATTTAATTCCTATTAATTAAAGATTTTCATACCCAGGTAAAGCTGAGGTATATGTAGTTGATGTAGGTGGTCCTACAGTTGTAGACTCTCTTGGGTATATTGCATTGGTTATCCTGTGAGCAGGTATCCATTTTCTGTAAGCAAAATTTACTGATAACTTATGTACACTATTAGTAGATGATTGATTTAAATCTAACATATTATATGATCTAGGAAAACAATCCTGTAATGTTACAGAATATGAAACTTGATCCTTTTCATTTAATTGTTTAATATTTAAATTTACTGCATAGTCATCTGGATAATGTACATTATATGTTACTGGATCTATAATAATACTTAACCATGTATCAAAGAATGCTTTAATGTCCATTGGCTGATCCAATAGAAATACCATGGTTATTCCTTCTCCACCAAAATCTGTACTGTATGGTCTTTGATACGCCGGACCATAAATTCTTTGTTGTTTCACCCCTATTACTTGTCCGGGTAAAGTTGTTGATTCGCAGAACAAGTTGACCGCTCTAATATCTAGAAAATTGCCTCTTATAGAAAGTAGGGGTGGGACAGGAATTTCTACTTCAAATCTATTTGGTTTAGCAACACCTCTTGCTCTAACTTGAGATTGAAATTGTTTTAGTGAAAAATTTGCCATTTGTTACCTGCTGTATTTCTTTTTAGTGTCTTGCCAGACATTTTCTTTTTTCTCGTTAACAAAGTTTTCAACAGGTAACATAGATGCAGTAATCCAATCTTGAAAATCTATCTTTAAAAATCTAGATCTAATATGATTCTTTAAATAATGTTTTACGCACGCTGTTGCTACATTATATCTTGATGTGCCATTTAATATTTGCCATGACAATTTTATTTTTGTGTTTTGATCCATTCTTTTATCGGTAGCTAATTCGCTCAGATCTCCTAGCAAATTGAACCTAGCTAAGTATGGGAGATAGTGTAAATTGATTCCCAAAAATCCATCTGGTACTAATCTAAAAGGAAGAACTAACGGTAAAGTATCATAGTAAGGTAATGTTGCTTTATGCTTTGGATCATACATAAACAAGTACATCTCACCAGGAACTAATCTATTAGTAAGCTGTTCATTACGAAGTAAGTTAGTCCCAGTAACACCTGATCCCAAATTTCTTACCTGATTTCTGTACCAAGTATATGATTTCTCGGCATCACCCTTCTTCATACTTACTACTTTGAATATATTATCAGCCATTCACTAATCCTAAATCTTTTTCTGTTAATATCATAAATGTCATATTCCTATCTTTACAGAATTCAAATGCTGCTTTCCATTTTGCCTCATTTACGCCCCATTGAAATACCTCGTCTACAAACCTTTTAGTTTTCTTTGCTGGAATTGCAGGAGGTTTGGTAAATCTTTCAGGTTTAATCTCTACAAGATATTTTTGAACTTCGCCATTCTTATTTTTAACTTTGATGTAAAAATCTACAAAATATCTATGGACTTTTCTATCCAAGGGTGAAATATAAGGCACAATAATTGTCTCAGACCCCCATTCTAGTACGGATGAATTAAGGTCGCACCATTTCATAAACCTAAGCTCCCACAGTGAACGATATACAATATTTGTAATATCGCCCTTGTATTTTGCGGGGTTTTTGGTTTTAAATTTCCCCTTGTAGGTTTTGGTGTACGTCATCCGTTATAAATAATTATGATCCAACAATATTTATAAGAAATCTATGTCTAGTTCTCAATTTACTCCCGCTTCTGATATAGTCTCTGAGAAACGTAAACAATACGAATCTAAGTATAAAAATAGTGCAAACTACAAAAGCAACTATAATATAGGTACTTTAGAATATCCTGATGGTTTACGGGAAAAACCAGATCTACAGCATTATGTAGCATTCTTTATTAATGTTCGAGATAAAGGAAGATTGGGCAAAAATAATCCTCAGAATAAAGATTATTACGTAAGTGAACAGGAACAAAAAAGAATAAATGCATTAAATGCCGAAGGTTCACCAAGACTCCAAAATCAAGATGTTGCTGCAGCAACACAAACAGTACTGAATAATTCAGCAACATTAGCAGCGGCAGGATATGTTGTGGGTAGACTCAGTGCGAATGTACGAAGAAAAGATTTATTTGGATTAGCAGCGGGTACGGCAGGTGCTGCACTTGCAGGAAAATTTGCTAAAAATCTATTCCAGTCTTTGAATTTGCCTCAGTTTGCAGATGGTGGTGTATCAAGATTGAAGGAAGTAATCACATTACATTTAGAAGATAGGCCATCGGTATCATATAAAACAAATTATAATAATGGCGCTGATCTAGGATTTTTAACAGGGCTATTAATACAAGGATCTGCAGCAGCAAGTGCGGGAACATTAAAACAAATGGAACCCGAAATACAAGCAAGGGCTTTATCGCAATTAGCAAAATTGCCCGTACTTAATAATTTACGAGAACTATCTACAAGAACAAAAACAAATCCTTTTCGAGAAGTACTATTTGAATCAGTTGGTTACAGAGCATTTGCATTTAAGTATAGATTTTTTCCAAAGAATAAATCTGAGAGCCAAAAGATATACAACATAATTAACACACTTAAAATACATATGCATCCAGAATTATCGGGTGGAAAATTATTTTATCTATATCCCTCTGAATTTGATATACAATATTATTATAAAGATGAGGAAAATAATTATCTAAATAGATTTGCTAGATGCGCACTTACAGATTTAAATGTAGAATATGGTGGAGAACAATTTGCAACATTTGAGGATGGATCGCCTGTTGAAATAGGATTATCATTAACATTCCAAGAACTAGAACAAATGACATCCGAAGGAATAGAAACACATGGCTACTAATCTATTTGGAGATTTTCCTAGAATATCCTATACGTTAGATAACAACGCAAGTGAACAAGTTGTAGTAGATATCTTTAGACGGATAATTCTAGCAAAAGAATATTTTGATAATTCTACATACTTTGAAGAATATGAAGTATTGCATGGAGAGACACCAGAAGAAGTTTCTTATAGATTTTATGGAACATCGCAGTTACATTGGTTAATACTAATGTTAAACAATATAGTTGATCCAAGATTTGAATGGCCCCTATCTGAAGAAAATCTCTATAAGTCAGTTTCTAGTAAATATGGCGGAGATAAAAATATCTTTACTACAAATCTTGCAAAAAACAAGGCAGGATACCAAGTAGAAACATTTTTTCTTTTAACTGAAGATTCTTCGCATAATAATGCTACGCGACTGTTATTTGAAAATAATGAAACAAATGCAATAAACAGTCCTATTGCGTATTATAGTTCACCTGAAATTTCAGATTTTGTTAGTAATTTTGAGGTCGAAGAATCTGCAAATGAAAGCTATAGATTAATTAAAATTTTAAAACAAGAGTTTGTGCAAGAAATACTATTAAGCTATAAGGAATTGTTAGCACAAACATGATAGAAGAAAAATTAGTATTTCCCGGTGAAATTAATATAAAGGATATAATACTTGTATCTTTTGATAAATCCACGTTTGTTAGTTTACAGGACTATCTTGTAGAATTGAATATAACAGAAAGCCTATTCAGTCCTGTTGTATCTGGAACTATACTATTATCAGATAGTAGAAACTTGATACAGGAATTAAAAATAGACGGAAGTGAATACTTGTATATTGATGTAAGAACACCTACACTTGGCGATGAGTATGGTATATCTAAATTATATAAGATATATGGATTAGATGATAAACACTATGTAAACGACGGATCTACATTGGTGTATAAACTTAATTTTTCATCAACAGAACAATTTAATGATTTAGCAAATCCTATATATAGAGCGTTTAATGGAAAACCAGAAGAAGTTGTTCAACAAATATTTTTTGAATATTTACAAGCAGATAGAGGATTGAATACTGGAAATTCCACAAAGGAAAACAAATCTCCATTGACCATAATGGGTGAGAGCGACAATGTTATTAAATTTGTTAGTCCTGGATGGAATCCTGTACAATGTATAAATTGGATAGCAAGTAAAACTTTACCAAAAAACGGAAAAGCTGCAAACTACTTATTTTGGGAAACAACTAAAGGATTTTATTTTGGTAGTATGGATAGTATTTTAAACTATCAAGATAATACCTCAATAGGCGAATATGTATATTCTCAATCTTTTATTGATAGTTTAAAAGCAGATGAAAGACATCTTGCAATGTATGCTATCAAATCATTACGAATAGATAAATCTTTTGATAATCTTATGAATAATATGACTGGATACTTATCCAGTAGATTAATAAATGTAGACTTATATAATAAAAATTATGAGAATGTAGACTACGACCATGCTGAAAAATTTAGTAAATATTCACATACAGAAAGTGATAAACCTGTTCCATTATTTAATAAAGATATTGTGAGAACGCCTTTATCATATGTTCAAGTAAATTTTAGTCACCCTAAACTATATGACGATTTAGATAATAATTTTGATACTAAAGTTAAGAATATATTTGGTAATAGAAGATCTAACATGATAGAATTACAGAATTTTAATATGGAAATTGTTATACCCGGCAGGACGGATGTTGAATGTGGAAATATTATAGATATCATTCTACCGAAAAAGGATCCGGGCGCATTATCTTCTGAGAATAAAACATCTTTTACCCCAGATCCTCTATATTCAGGAAGTTACTTGATTGCATCTTTAACACATAAAATTAATCTCAAAACGCATTATATTGCTATGAGTTTAGTTAAAGATTCCTTTTCAGCAAAGGAAAAATTATGATTATGAATTGGTGGACAGGGGTAGTTGAAGATAGAGATGACCCAGAAAAATTAGGTAGAT